CATGCGCCGAAACCAATCCCCAAGTATTAGCGGCATGATCATATAAGATCGGATTATGTGCTCGTTGAAAGAAGTAGGTGTGATCATTGAAGCTAACAGCTTTCCAGTTCTGTGCAGTCCAAGTAGCGGATCCATCATATTTCTCAGTTAAGGTTGTTGTACCACTATAGATACGGTTGTTACCAATGCTGATGATCTCTGTTGTACCTGCTTTCTTAACTACTTCATGTAATAGTGTTGGCTCTGTGTTGTTGTATCCAGCAGAGGTATTGACGTTATCCCAACCAGCTCTAGCAGCAATACGACCATACTGATCAATAACAGCATTCTCTGCTGTTAATGCAAACTCTTTTGGAAGAGCTACAGAAGCATCCTGAGTATTAAGCCCTGCAAAGCCAGGAGCTACAATACTTGTAGACAGCAACTGTGCAGCCATTATGTCCACTCCCAAGTAGTTTCATCACCATATCTTTCTGCTTCAATAGAGATATACGATGCTACTGCTTTACGATAAAGATCAGCTTGTTGATCACTTAAGCGACCACCATCCTCACCACGTTCATTGATAGCACGTAGATAAGCACCTTGAATAACTAACTCTGACGGTACATAGACAACATCAGTGCCTGCTGACAAATCTGCTTGAGGAACAACACAATCTACTTTAACAGTCAGTACTGATGTTGGTACAGGCCATAGATCAATTGTTAATACACCTGTAGCTGCTGTACTGTTACCAACAGAGAAGTATTGTGGATCTCCAGTAGTTGTTCCCTGAAGATTAGTCCACTCGTGCATCTGATACTGTGTAGCCTGAACTAAGTCTCTTTTGAGAGAAGGAATATAAATACTTAGAAGACGAGATCTAGGATTTGTACCAGGAATCTCATAGTTTTGTGTACCGTTAGCAGTAGAGATTGTCTTTGTGGTGCGTAGTACAGACCAGTTCCAAGCATCCTCTACTTCACGTTTAGCTTCGTTAACAAAGTCACTAACTAACTTAACATAGTCAGTGTCAGTTACTGAGGTAGCTTCTGTTTGACGAAGTCTACGTAGAACACCATTAACACAATCTAAGAATGTAGCCATTTAGATCACCATTTGACTTTATCAGCCCAATATGCAGCAGACATCTTACCTTTACTGATGTTGTCAGCATGACGAGCCTTAAAAGATTCTCTACGTTTACGATATGAAGAAGACTCTCCTTCTTTCTTAGGAGAGCCTTGTACTCCTTGTTGACCGAAACGAATCAACTTAACTTGATCACCTTCTTTCGCAACAACAACGTGACTTTTAGTAGGATGGTCTGGTGTTTTTTTAGGACGATTATATCCAGACACTCCTGCCCTTTCTAATCTAGGATCTTTCATTTCTTCTTTGCAGTTTTAGCTGCCTCCTTAAAAGCCTTATTAGTTGGAGCACCTTTGCTTCCAGGCTTCCTCATCTTTTCTTTGGAGCCTTCAGCAATACGCTGTCTTTTAGCGTGAATGTTGGCGTATAGTCCTTGTTTCATTTCTTTTTCTTAGGCTTAGTCATACCAGCCTCTGAAAGAGCAATAGCCACTGCTTGCTTACGTGACTTTACAACAGGACCACCTTTACCACTATGTAGTGTTCCTTCTTTGTATTCACGCATAACTTTCTTTACTTTAGCAGGTTTCTGTTTCATGAAGGATAACCCATCTTACGTTCTTTAGCCTTCATAGACTTAGATTCTTTCTTCTCGTGCATCTTCTTAGCTTTCTTCGATGCGTACTCTTCAGCCTGTTTTTTACCTTTAGCTGTATAAGGAAACTTCTTATCACCTACCATCGGCATTTGTTTTCTCCTTGTTCCTACGAAATATAGATTGAATGGTATCAGTTTCCCAGATACGAATAGCTGTCCACACAATAGTGAGGATTGCAGCAATAGCTGGTAATAAGTTAGCCAATGTACCTACAACCGTAATGATTGAGACAGCGTCTCCTAGCTGCTTAGCTTGTTCGTCTAGGTGCATAGCCATGGTTAGTCACCAAATAACATTGAAGTATTAGCGGTAAAACTACTAACTGTCATACCAGAAAAACCAGATAACTCAATAACTGCTTCAGTATTAACAGAAACAGGATACTTATTCCATTGTTCTTCAGACTGACTCCATTTCCAAACAAAACCTTCTTCGGCATCTGGTTTAATAGGACGAACAACCCAACCAGGATGATGCCACCAAACTGTTTCCATGCCTTCAGGGGCTACAGGAGGATCGGCGACTTCGACCCACCCATCAGTACCATCTGTTTGCGGTTTTGGAATTGATCCTTTCTTAGAGTAAAGCATTATTAGTCCTTACTTTAGCGGGAATGCTGCTGTTGGTGGGGTGAAGTTGGCGGTGTATCGGGCTATGCCTTTAGTGATGCGGAAGTCGTCAATATAACCAACGTAACCCGGCCCGATTCTTAAATATCCAGAGTTAACCGATCCCGAATTACTGTAAGTAGCAGCTTGTGTTCCGTTGATAAATAGTCGGAAGGAGCTTCCGTTACGGGTCACAGCAACGTGAGTCCAGACGCTGGAACTAAGAACCCCACTTTGCATAATTGCACTGCCGGACAATGCGTCAATAAAAACTTGGATTGTGCCATTGCTACTAATGTTGTAATGTATATTGAAATTATTGCCACCACCAGTTGGACCTAATCCAAACATAATCGGGCTACTGCCAGCCCCTGTTGGATACATCCACCACTCAATACAGAAATCTCCAGTACCGAATGTCGTAGCTTGCGAGGAAGGGGCGTCTACATTGTCCCCAGTCCCATCAAAGTACAACGAAGCCCCACCAAACTTTGACTGCGTGGTACTGATCTGCGCGTTGCCTACCGTGACTAGATCGTTCTTGGCAGTGCTGTCGATGATGCCTGCGTTGGTGAAGTTGAGGAGCAGACTGGTATTGGTGATGGCGGTGAGGGGGGACGTTGGGACGGTTACTGATGTAACGCCAGCACCCTGCACGTACCTGACATCAGCGATATATCCAGGGTAGTAGAGAACGGTGCCACCGCCATCTGCACCAATGCGAACCACGCTGCTTACGTAATTTGTGGTATTCGCGGCCGAGTAGCCCTGAACGCCATTGATAAAGATTCGCAGCGTTCCTGATACGCGAGAAATTACAAGGTGGTTCCACGCATTCCAGTTGACGGTGTTGCTTGTATTGCCTTCGGGCGTAATCAGCGTCCGGCCATAGCTGATGGTTCCAGACGGAGCGCCTGCAAGGCCCGATGTCCCGTTCAAAATAAATGCTGCGAGGCTTCCGCTTGTGTCGCCACAAACAATGACCTGATATGTTGATGGAACGACAGTCGGGTAGATCCAGCACGAGACTTGAAAGTCGCCCGTGCCTGAGATAGATGCGCCGCTTGGCGCAGACAGCGTATCCCCGCTCCCATCAAAGTACCCGCTGCCGCCGTTTGTTGACGCGCTCCATGCCGATGTTGGTTGGAAGGGTGAGAAGGCTTGGATGCTTGGGTTGCCGTTGACTGTGATGGTTAGTGGAGAAGCCGAGTTGTCGATGAAGCGGTTGCTTTGACAAGTCAGTAGGGTTGTATTGGTGATGGCTGTAAGAGGAGCTGTTGGTACCGTGTAAGTTGTACCAGAATAGACGGCAGTGCCTTTAACAATTCGCAGATTGCTTGTATAACCCTTAATGCGAGTTGCTGAAGCAGCGCAGCCGCCAATCAAAAGAGGCTGGCTCGTAGTGCTTTGGGGAGTGCCAGATACTGCAACGGGACTAGTTCCCACACCATTTACGAAGATCGAAATGCCAGACGATGTTTTCGTCATGGCAATGTGATTCCATTGATTTAACTTCGCCGCGCCAGATGCCGACGAAACAAAGTTTCCGCTCCCGTTGTAGTAGTAAAAGCGAACCATGCCGTCAGCAAGGATGCCAAATGTCCATCGGTTGTCAGGGTTGGAAGTGGCTGTAGGATCCATGTTTCCGATAAAACACGGAAAGTTTGTTGAGTAATAAAACCCATCAAAACTTTCAGGGTAGACCCATGCCTCTAACGTATAGTCCCCCGTCCACCAATCAAACGCACTGGTTGAATAGGACAGTGTTAAATAATCCCCACTCCCATCAAAATAGTTCCCCCACCCCGTCGGGCTGAATGGGCTGAAGGTGCCTTGGGTCGTATCGCCGTTGCGGGTGATCGTGAAGTTGTTGGTTGATGAATCAAGGAACGTATTGTTTTGTGCGCCGTTGGTGCCGTTTCCTGGTAGTAACAATGTTGTGTAATTA